TTCTCTGGTTCAGGCTTGATTCCATGAGCTTGAGACGGGCTTCCGTCTTGCTCATGGCGGCCTGGGCAGCGCGGGCGTCTGCTTCTCGCTTTTCGAGACCCTTGAGTTTGTGTTCGCTGTCTGGGTTGTCATCGGACGTTTCGGGAGGTTCCGGGGCCGTTTCATCGGGACTCGGGGGCACTTCCAGATTTTCGTCGTCGATCTTCCCAAACGGGTCAACACTTTCGACTGCCGCCTCGTCCGGGCCGATGTTGTCGGGACCAGTAGCGGGGTCGGGCGATCCTTGGAACGGATTCCCAACAAATTGCCCGTCCTTGTCAATAGTGATGCCAAGGGCAGCAAGGCGATTGCTCATCGCCTTGTCGTTGGGGTTATCCACTTGCTTGAAAACTTTTGCCATGTCTGGCTCCTAAAATTGGGGACGGCGGAATGCCGCGACCCACTTCTAATCTTGTTCTAACAACCTAATTTCTTCAGGAAGGTCATGGAGACGCCTAAGCAATTGGGCCTGGGCTTGTAACTCCGGTCCTTCCTTTATGATATCGCAATTGAGCAGTTGCTCCATATACTCATAGTAGAGATGCTTGAGCATAGGTTCCAACACGTTCCCAGCATGGAACAGGGACCGAACCGAGTTGGGGTCAACCCCATAGTCCTTCGTAAACGATTCGATCCGGCTTAACCGGGCACCGTCATTGAGGTCCGAAGGTTGGTGAATCATGGCTTAACCTCCGGCTGTGGCGTTGGCGGGGCAACTTCCGGGTGGGGTTCCTTGGCCTTGTGGTTGGCAACATCCCTGGCAATAGCCATGGGCATGGTGGCATTCAGGATCTTCTCGAGCTCTGGGGTCATGAGTTTCAGTTCTGAGGCGAGGGTTCGGAAGGTGGCCAACTTGACGGCTTCGGCACCCTCCGGGATTTCGGTGTAGGCTTTCATCTGGGCATCACGTTGGGAAAGCTGCGCTCGTTCCTTACCTTCAGGGGCATTGCCAGCAGCCTTTATCAGTTCCGTTTTCTTCGCCAGTAGGTCCATTTTTTCCGTGTGCTGAGTCGGAGTAAGGACGACACGTTCTTCCTCCATCCCGATCCCCTCAACGATGGTCTTCATGAAGTTGATGTCGTCGATCCAATCCGGCATACCGAATTGATGGAGTTTGACGAACAGGTCAGCCGCCTTGCGCCCGACGATCTCACGTTTCAAAGCCCCACGGACACCCTGGACCTGTAAGTCGGCCTCGCACTTGAACCGCTCAGGCTGTGGGTAGTATTCCTGAATCCAGGCGTAACAATCCCGGAGGAAAGGCTTCCACCAATAGCGGTCAACGTTGCCGACCACATCCTTGATGAATTCTTCCAAGGAATCCCATAGCATGTTCATCATATTGTCCGTGCGAACGCCAGAACCCATATCTGCGCCATTCGCCATTTCGATGAACCCAGTTACCACGGGGATCATCCCCTCGAAGGTCTTGAACGAGGCCATGAGTGAATCAAGGTTGGATGGCACGGTGAAGAACTCGACCGCGCGGCCCTGGGGTTCGCCCTTACGGTCCTTGGACCGGTGAATCCAGGTCTTCCGTCCCTGGACCTTGAGATCCTTGTTCTCGACCCGCCCCGCATCGATACTCACTTGGAACCCGGAGGTGTCATTCAGGGAATCCTCAATAGACCGGGTGATATTGGTCAACATCTCGACGACTTCCAGGGCACTCTCACCTGCTCCGATACCGAAGATACTGGCCGGATCGCGCCGGAAGGGAATGAACTGGACAGGCATTTTCTGAGGCTGGAACTTGCGCTTGCTGATTTTCAGAATACGGTTTTCACACCAGTAAATTTCCCACATGGAGTCGGTCATCAATTTGATCTGGTCTTTGTCCAGACCATCGATCTTACCGAACTTCTCCCCGAGCGTTTCAAGCGCCTCGGAGGTCAGAACACCAATCCGACGCCAGACACAGAACCCGGAAAGGGAAGCGTTAGTCGTGTTGGTCGGATAAGGGGTCTGCTCCCACTTCTTGATGTTTTGTGCCCAGTTTCCAGTAGGCCCGAGGTCTTTCAAAAGACCTGCCAATTCGCTGTTGATGAAGGTAGGGTCTTCCTGGAGGGACCGAATCTGGTGCGCCGACCATACATGATGGAAATGGACGTATTCAAGGGACTGGGCCTTCTTGGTGTTGGGATCGGGGTAGACCTCTTTCGGGTCATACAACTCCCACATAGGTTTCAGAGCGTCCTCACCCTCAAGACCTTCCGCACCGTCCTGCCATCGAAGCCTAGGTTGGCTGATCTGGATGGGGCCGACCGCGACACAGGTTCCCAGGTTGGACATGAACTCACACATATCGTCCAGTTTGTTCTCACCCTCATGGGCTTCCTGGATGTCTTCAATTTCTTCACGAAGATTGGTGATCCGCTCATCTTCCTGCGCTGAAATCTCGCCCTGCTTGTGGCGAGGGGACGGTTTGATCTCCCACGGGCGTCCCTGCAAAGGGCAGACATGCTTATACAACTTCGCCTTCCCGATCTGAGTGATCCGAGGAAGGCGGCGGTAGAAGAATGTCGATTCTGTGTAGCCGGCGGGGGGCGGGTTAACGTCCTTCCCTTGCAAATACTTCTCAACCTTGATCCATGCGCGTTCTTTGGTCAGCCGCGCAAAATCAGAAAGGTCCAACTCGTTCTTAAACTGACCGATCAGCCTCTTGACCGCATCAAGTTCAACATCGTCTTTGAAAACTTCTTCACCAATGGGTTCTCCACCAGGTGGGGTGCTGTTAGGCCCATACATCGGCGCTGTGACCTCACCAACACCAGGGCCGCGAGACGGGAGCATCGCTGGTGCCATGGATGAAAGTCCCTGCGATTCCCCAACCATTAAGAACCCCCAAGAGAGGTTATATAATAACCTCTCCTAAGAGGATAGAACAACTTGGGCACCCATGCGCTATAAGTTTTTATTCCTGGATATCTCGACCAGCGCGATAAGGATTCCAATTGGGCACTTCAGGGCGGGCACCCCAGTCGTCCATTTCCATCCATGGGGCAATATCATCCAAACGGTGGGCGTGTTCCTCTATTCCGAGGGTCATGTAGCGCATGGCCGTGATGATGTCATACCGGACAGTCGGAGTCTCCCGCTTGGGGTAGTCACCATCCTTGTTCCACTCGTAACTACCATATTGGCCAATAAGATCACGCAAATCCTTACGGATCAAAAGCCTACGGGAGTTGAACCGGTGCCACATCTCGTCCATCCCAATATGGAATGAATTGTTGGCTTTGATATATTTTCTTTTATCTTCGTCAATGTCTAAATAATTCTCGCCATGGGCCAATTTCCAATACTTCTCCAGGATCTTGGTGCCGTCGCCCTGATTCACCTGGTCGGATGCGGGGTCAATCATAAACGTCATGGATGGTCCCCACTTCTGCAACTTGGCATGGTGGTAGAAGTATTCCGCCTCAGCCTGTTCATAACTGGCATATACGAAAATAACGTCCGATTGAGGATCCCATGCCGCAGCAACCGCAGCGGTAGGATGCCGCCAACCCACGTCTAGTCCACCAAGATACTTCCACCGAGGGGAAATGCGGAAGTCGGCAGGGTCATAGAGGATGTCCTTGGTCGGGAAGGGGAAGATCAACCCCGTGTTGCTGACCGCAAGCCCCTGGGACCGGGCCGCCATCATGGCCGGGTCACTGGCCCACAGTCTCAGGTTGGCCGCCTTCACTTCGGGATCAAGGTGACCGATATTGTCATAGGTCAACCGGGTCAGGAACACATCCGGTCCTTCCGAACTGTCCTGAAGGAACTTCACCAGCGGGGTCAGGCCCTTGATCGGGCATAGGGTGACGTAGATGAAACCCTTGGTCGTGGACACACGGGCGATCATTTCGTCGATGATCTCTTTGGGCGCTTCCTCGTCGATCCAGACCCGATCACCAGCCCAAGAGGCAAGAGACTGGGTGTCCATTTGGTGACTCTTGAAACTCAAGATACTGGTCGTATCACTCGGGACATGCTTGACCTTGATCGTGTCGATGGCTCCTGATACAGACTTCATGGAAGGCCGGCCAATGATATATTTTGAGTT